TCCGACATCGGCGATCATCGACGACGACGTCAGCGTCATACCTGACACCACGTCGAGCGCCTTCTCCCCGTAGCGGCCACGCAGGAACGCGACATCCTCGAGCGTGAACTGATAACCCACAGTGGCAACTCCCCTGGCGCGTGCCGGTCCACAGACACCATGGCACACAGGCTGCGCACACAACGGCAGGCGTCTCGATATCGCGTCTGTCGGGAGGTTGCCGCCGCACCGCGCCGCGAAGCGATCACGTGCGCGGTCGCGGATGCGGGCTCGGCCGACCCCCGTTAGTTTAGTATTCTAAATCTATGAGTTACGACTTCGTATTCTGGGCCGGTGGCGACGCGCTCGATCCCCGCGGTGTCTACCCGCGGCTGATCGCCGATCAGCCCGCGTTGGGACGGGCAGATCCTCCAGCCCCCGAAGCCGAAGCCGACGGCGTACCGGCTTTCGACGTGTGGATCGGAGACCAACAGGTCCAGTACACCGGCTACGGCTGGGAGGACGAGCACGCGAACGCGATCATCGACGTGATGCACCGACTCGGTTACCGACTGTATGACCCACAGATCGACACGCGATTCGCGTAACCTGTCGCACGCGGTTGGGTGGTGCCCCCAGCGATCACACGGGCTTGTAGCCGCTTACTACGACGTTGTAGAAGAATCGCGTCCTGGGCGTTTGTGTCGGTTGTGCGTGTTGGGTGTTGAGAGTTTCCCCAGGTAGAAGCGTTGGCGGCGTTGGGCCGAAATGAGGCGTTGTGAATCTACTGCGGACGCACTGCGGACGGTCACCCTGTCGTGAGTCGCCCTATCGCCTCGTAGTGGTGCAGACGACCACGGACAAGATGTTTCTCGATAGCGCCGTCGACGTCGAACTGTTGGCCGTGCCAGGTGATCCGCATGGTGGCGTCGGCAGGGTTGAAGTCGGCGGATCTCGACATGACCATCTGGTAGCGCTGGATGACTTGATCACGGCCTGCGCTGATCTTTTCGTCGGTGCCCAGCGGCCACACTTCGGCGGCAACGGTCTGCTGCACATGGTCGATGATGTCGTTGCCGAAGTCATCCTCACCGACGACGACCGACGTTTCGAGGATCACCTTGTCGTGGAAGATCACTGTGCCCTCTTCCGATACCTGTTGAGCACAAACAGTTCTGCCAGTGACCAGCCGGTGAATCCGCCGTTGACCGCTACCGATCCGGTGGAGGTGGCGATCTGTTCGGGGTTGGCGACGAGACGGGCGGTCGCGGTAGTGATGACTGCGGCGATGTCGTCGGCGGGGTCGGGGGTGAATCCGTTTCCTCGGGTGTAGGCGCGTGCCATCGCGGTGATGATGGTGGCGTGCTGCCCGGCCAGGGCAACGAGTTCGGGACTGTCACCCTGGCCGAGGAATGCAGCAACGTCGGCGCCGGTAACTGCCATCAGGCCGCCGTGAGGATGGTGACGGCTTTGGGCTGCAGGAGCGCGAGGTCATAGCGGCACACCACACGCAGAGCCACCTCGTCGGTGTCGAAGTAGCGGGAGCTGTCGACGGTGATCGACGGACTCATGTCGCGGGCCACGGCGACGAAGTTCATGTCCACGAGCACGGCCTTGCCGGTGGGGATCTGCGCGGTCACGGTGACCGGGACACCGAACAACACTTCCTGGCCGGTGGCGGTCAGGTCGGGCTGCAAGATGTACTTGCCGCTGGTGTCTTTGATCTTGCGGATCGCCAGGTAGTCGGCGGGTGAGAGGAACCAGCGGTTCGGTTTGACCTCGTTGGCGCGGGCGATGCCGATGCCGTCGAGCAGGCTGTCGGTTTTGGTCGCGTCGAGGACGCCGCTTGCCACGCCGGTCTGGTTGAGCAGACCCTTGATGGTGTTGGAGTTGCCGTTGCCGGTGAACAGGGCGACATCGAGTGCCTTGGCGGTGTCGGTGGCGAGTCGCTGCTTGAGGATCGCGTCGAGAGACTGCGCCGACGAGCGCAGGACTTCGGAGGTCACACGCGAGATCACCTTGAGGGACTTGAGGGTGCTCGGGAGCATCGACACTTCGTCGAGTCCGACTGAGCTCTCGGGGATCTGTGCGCCTTCACCGACGAATCCGACTGTCAAGCCCGAAGCGATGCGAGGGATTCGGATCGGGCCGTTGGCGTCGATGATCTTCGGCCCGGAGGCGAGGAACACCGACTCCGATTCGAGGGGCTGCACCAACAGCGATTGGATCTGTGCCTGCTGAAGAGCAGGGAGCGTTGCGGTGGTCTGTGTGGTCACGATGGTCTCCTGGGGAGTGGAAGGGAATGGTCACCTTCGCCGCCAGGACGAATCGAGGGGACGCACACCAGGCGCGTCCCCTCGATCATCTCACATGTTGGGATTGGTTACGAGTGTCCTCGGAGGATGCCGAGCAGGTTCACGCCGTCGTGAGGTTTGCTCGCACCTTGGCCGATGTCGCCAGCGACTCGACGTGCCGCGAGATGAGGCTTGGCAGCCAGGAGGTTGTCGATCGCTGCTGTCAGGCTGTCGGCGTCGTCGAGATGCTTCTCGTCGAACGGGAGGTCCGATGCGTCCGCGAGTTTCCCGGTCTGCTCCACCAAGGCTGTGTGCAGTCGGTGAGCGAGGTCGTCGGCGCGCTGGGCACGCTGTCGATACTTACCATTCTCCTGGCGTAGTTCCTCGACGTAGGACCGGGGAAACGTGTCCGGCTCTGCATCGGTGTCCGGCTCGTCGGAACCATGGTCGTCATGTACACGGTTGTCCTCGTCGAGGGTGTCCGGCTCCTGGACATCCTTGTCGGTGTCGGTCACCGAATCCCCTTCGCTCGTGCTGTTGCCCATGTCTCTTTGATCCCTTCTGCGATAACGGGTTTCGGGGTGCAGGTGCATCCCTTGTGATGTTGGAACGGGTGCTCTGCGGGCCAGACGCGACCTTCGCGCCACCACCACTCGCACAGCTGGCAGGCGCCGGCCGATTTCTGCCTCACCCAACCCTTCGTCTTTCCTGACCGAATCATGCTGTCGGAGTACGCATTCGCGGCTGACTCTAACGGCTCGGACCGTGCCAGGCGGGCCACAATGGCCGCCGATACGGGCGAGGAGTCCGCTACGTCGAGGACTGTCGACGCGGCCTTCGTCAGCCGGTCGAGGTCGTCGGGTGCGGTGACCCCACTGACCGGGACGGCCTGACCTAGCTGCGTCATCACCTCGGCGGCGAACGCGAGGTCTGCGAGCGCGAACGCTTGCCCATTGGCCGCTGACACCAGCGTGGCAATCGCCTGGATTGTTTCGTCACGTGACAGCACTCCGTCGAGGAATGCCTGATAGACGGCGAGGACGCGGCGTTCACTGTCGTCAGCCAACCGAATCAGGGTGTCTCGGTAGCTCATGACGTCAGCTTCCCGAGATCCACGGCTAGGTTGTTGAGGCTGTCTGCGCGACGTGCAGCGGCGATGGCGGTGATCTCGTCGTCGGTGTAGCCGAGGCGTGCCAGCGCGGTCGACGCGGGGATCAGGTCGGCCTGGAAGAGCTTCGTGGTGGCATCAGCGACTTGTGCCTCCGAGCGGGTCGACGGATCAGCCCACACGACCCGCGCGTCGACGCGCTGCGGATCGACACCATCACGAACGGCAACCATCAGCCTGGCGACGGTCTCCCATGAACGGCCGAACTGAGCCTGGCGAGCTTGGGCACGCGCGGTCAGTGATGCTTCGGCGGCTCGCATAGCATCGGCCGAGGTCGGATTGTCACCACCGATTCCGAGCATGTGTTCCGGTAGTCCGCTCACTGCCGAGATCTGGCGCATGAGCACGTTCACCGCGTTCTGATAGCCACCGAGATCAGCGCCCGGTAGTTGACCGAACTTCGCTCCCTCGGGCTCGGCGATCATCATGCGGTCGGACTCGGGGAACGGGTTCTCGGCTTCGGTGTCGCCGGTCGGCTCGCCGTCGTCGTCGAGGACGTCGGTCTCGGTCAGCTCGATCCCAGTGGCGAAGCGTCGTGGTCTAGCGGTGTATTCCGAGGCCGTCATCAGGTCGAGGGTCAGCTTGTTCACCGCGTCGGACAGGTCGAGGACGTCGGCCATCTCGCTGCGGCCGTGACCGAGGAGCCGGTCACCGTTGCGCAGTCGCACCACCGGGACCACGCCGAGCGGATTCGCCAGTGTCTCAACGACTTTGAAGCCTGCCGTCGTCGCTCCGGTCTGTTCGGCACGTAGGCGGACAATCTCGTCGGGACCGTACAGAACGGCCTCGGTCGTCGTCGAGGTCTCCCAGCGCTTCACAGCGGCCGTGATCTGGCGAGTACCGGGATCAGAGTGCACGGCCACCTGATGCGCTGACTCGACGGAGACGTTTGGCCGGCCTCCGGCGTCGCCCCACACCATCACGTAGCTGTCGCCGACAATCAGTGCTTCACGGTGCGCCACCGATGCCATCTGGTCGAGGTCGTTGCGCAGCCAGTCATCCCACACGTCGACGCCGGTGAACCCGGTGATCCGTAGCCGCTCAGCCATCGAGTCGACGAGTAGCCGCGGAATGTTCACCGATAGCTGCCGGATTCCGGAGAGCGCCTTGGCGGATTCTGCCGACAGGTAGGACAGCGGCGACTCTCCGGCGTAGTAGCGGTCCAACCGGTGACGGTGTGCGGCGCGCTCGTCGAGGCTCTGCATGAGTGCTGTGAGTACGTCGGTCATTTGAAGCTCCTTGCTCGTTTCTTGGATTTGGTGCCGTGCCAGGCGGCACGGTCGAATGCCACGATCGCGCCGACTGCGGCGTCGATCTTTCGAGGGGACCCACGCTTGTCTTTGGAGACGAGATCGCCCATCGGTGTGGACTTAGAGACGCAGTGCGCGATATGCGCCGACAATCGGGA